CTTCTATGAATTTGCCGACACAGTAACTTCAATAACAAAGACTACTAAAATGATACTCGGTACAAGTGCAGGACAGTTAATGTCACTTGACGGTAGCTTGACAGACAACGGAACAGCAATCACATCATACTTCAAAACAGGGTTTATTAATTATGAAACTATAATGTATAAGAAATTTGTAAATTTTATATGGGTTCAATTGTTTTTAGATGGTACAGCAACAAGTGCAGATGTTTATTATCAAACTGATAAAGACTCTGAAACACTTATTAAGTCTTTAGCATTTACAACAGAAACAAACCCAAAAGCAAAATATATGAAACCTAAAATGAAAGGCTTTGTTAATGGAAAATTCATAATTAAGAACAGTTCTGCAACGCAAAAATGCAGAATATTAGGTATTTCAGCACCAGCGATTATCGGTGGAATTAGCAAATAGGAGGCTAAAATGGCAACAAATGCATTTGAAAATAAATATGCAACTAACATAGCAGGTCTTGCAAAAACAAATAATGTCGATTTAAGTACAGCCTCGTCAATGCTTAATTCTAATATTCAAGGTAATACTAATTATTTAGGTGGTGGCGTACTCAATATGGGAACAGCAGCAGCAGATTATAAAAATTATCTTGGCACTACAACACCAGTGCAAGCAACACAGCAGCAACCTGTAAATCAGTGGACTTCGGCAGAACGAGCAAGACTTAAAGCAATCGAAGCACAAAAGCAAGGTACACTGTCAGCGTTAAATAGAAGCGAAGTAGAAACACAAAATCAGTACAATACTGGAAGTGCTTTACTTGGTGGTCAAACTCAAACAGGTAGAAAAAGCCTTGCAGAGTATTTATCACAGCGAGGTTTAACAGGTTCAGGCATAGGCGCACAAGGCGAGATTAACGCTATAGGCAACCTTCAACAGGGGTTGGGTGGACTAGAAGCCACAAGAGAAGGAACGCTTGCTAATATTCAAGCACAGAGGGTTGATGCAGAAAATCAAGCATTAAGTCAGCAAGCAGATTTGGCAGGAGTACAGGAACAAAGACAGATTGATGCACAGGCGACAGCACTAGCACAAGACATAGCACAGATACAGGCAGAAGCATACAACCAGGATATACAAGCTGAAATTAACAGAAGAATGGCCATCAACCCTAACGACCCAACTATTCCATATTTACAAGCACAGAGAAACGCAAAATTAGGTGGAATGGCAACATCAGCAGCAGAGCAAGCACAGCAAGAATTTGACAATGCTATAGCGTTAGAGAAGTTGGGAATATCAAGATATAACGCTTATAAAACAAGCGGTAGTTCAAGCAGTGGCAGTTCTTCTAGTGGTTCATCTAGTAACACATCTACCAAAAAGGCAGCAACTACTAAAACAACTGCTAAAACAGCTGCACCTACAGCCGCATATCTCGCCTTAGATGCTCAACTTCCTAACACAAAGGATGAATACAAAATAACTGGAATTCAGAGTGCTTACAACAAGGGTATTATATCAGAAGCAGAAGCAAATCAACTTCTAACAAAATACGGGTTACAATAAAAGGGGGACATTATGATAGATTGGAAAAAAATAAAAGCTAATAATAATATTAAACCATATGTGAACCCTTCGGAAAGACCACAAAAGTTAGTAGGTAGAAGCACTTTTATTCAACCAAAAATAGCACTTGCTTCAAATAGCCCTATAACATTGAAGAAACCTGTTGTAGTTCCTGCTCCAAATAAGAAAATGCCAACATATGTTCAAGAATTTCAAAAGGGTAATTTAGGCAAGGGGTTTGGAAATTTAGCGCTGTCTACTGTAACTTCATACCAAGATGTCTTGAGAAGTGCTAGTAGCAACATATCATCTGTGGCAAGCGGAAAAGGGTTTGTACCGTATAAGGCAAATGTAACAAAGAAAGAATATGAAAACCAAATTGCAAAGTTGACAGGTGCAACCCCAATATATAAAAGGATTGCAAAGATTAGTCCTAAATTATCAAGTGCTTATTTAACAATAGGAGAGATTGTGGAAGATCCGTTAAGTTTGTTTGACGCAGCAGCAATGCTAACAGTTAAAGGTTTGAAGATAGCGGGAAGTTCTGCTTATGTAAAAGAACTATTAAAGATAAAACCTATTAAAATGGTAAGCGGTAAAACTGCAACTAAAATTGAAGATTTAACACAACCTGAAATTGAGAAGATAGCAAAAACAGCAAAAGATAAAAATGCAAGTACAATTAATAATGCTATACAACCTAAAGGCACACAGACCATAGCACAAGCCTCTAATATCCCCGTACAGCCTGTTAAACCTATTTTAGGTACAAACATACCAAAAGAACAAGTGTTCGCTACAAACGCCAATATAACGAAGCCAAGTAAAGGTGTAGTTTTAGATAAACCATATACTGATAATGGAGAAATTGCGGATGTTTTAACATCTAGCAAGCAAACGCAATCTACCATTAAAGAAAAAGTTTTAGATTTCGGCAGTGATATGAAAAGAAAATTCATTGATGCTGGTGATAGCGTTGCTAAGATTGGTAAGATTTCCGAAGATAAAGGACTTTACCATGTCTATAATAACGCAAGAAATTCAAGGCGCAGAGCAGAAAATATGATTGGTGAAGCACAAACTAACATTAATGGTAAAAAAATTGGAAAATCAATCAAAGATATATTTAACCCTATTAGAAAAAAGGGTGACGGATATTACAAAGACTTCCAGCTTTACCTTTTGCATGAACATAACATTGATAGAATGGCACAAGGCAAACCTGTATTTGGCGAGGCAGTAACAGCCGATATGAGTAGACAAGCAGCAGATGATTTGCTAAAAGCAAACCCTGAATTTTCAAACTTAGCACAAGAAATTTATAACTTTAATAAAAACAACATGCAATATAGAATAGATAGTGGGCTTGTAACACCTGAACAGGCTAAAATGTGGGATGAAATGTATCCTCATTATGTACCGACATTCAGATCAAACCCAAAGACAAAAGGTATAATAGCGGGTAAAAACATGGCGGCAGTAGAAAAAACCGTTAAAACTGCAAAGGGTGGCAACACTGATATTCTGCCTTTACATGAAAATATGTCAAAACAAACAATGCAAGTAGTTGAAGCAGCACATAAAAATATATTTGGCAATAGATTAATAAAAGATGCTACCGAAAAAACTTCAAAGTATGTTCAAGATATTCAAAGTGTAGTTGATGATTTAGACTTAGACAAAGAATTAAAAGATATACCTGACTTAAAAAACCATTTTAGAATTTATAAGGATGGTGAAGCATACGAAGTTAAAGTTGACGATAGTCTATTTGAAGGACTACAAGCTATATCAGGTGGAAAAGACACTCCAAATGCGTTTATTGCAGCAGCGACAGAAGGGAATAAAACATTTAAGCAACTTATCACTGGTTGGAATCCAATGTTCTTAGTGAGAAATGGTGCAAGAGATATTCAAGATGTAGGGTTGTACTCTAAAAACTTGAAGAAGTTTGCACAAAAGTATCCCGAAGCCGTAAAACAAATGTCAACAAATGGTGAAATGTGGCAACAATACAAAGCGTTAGGTGGCGCAGGTAACTCATTTTTTGATTATGCAAGAGGCTACAAAAATGATCCTACATGGTTAAGAAAAAATACAATAGACAGAGTTGAAACACTTAATATGTCAATTGAGCAACTACCAAGATTTACAGAGTTTATGGCAACAGTTTCTAAAGGCGATGGCTCTTATGACAATCTAATGGAAGCAATGTTCAATTCAGCAGATGTAACGGTTAACTTTGGAAGAAGCGGGAAATGGGGTAAAACCCTGAACTCGACATTCGTTCCATTTTTCAATCCTGCAATGCAGGGGGCTGATAAGATGATAAGAAGATTTACCGAAACTAAAGGCGTTAAAGGTTGGACAGAACTTGTTTTAAAAGCAGGCTCGTTAGGGGTTGCACCATCACTCATAAATGAAATGGTTTACAAAGATGATCCACAATATCAACAGTTGTATGACAGAGATAAGGACATTAACTATATCATCAAACTTGGTGATAATGAATGGCTAAAAATACCTAAAGGCAGAGTTTTATCATTATTTGGAGCAACAGCACAAAGAACTTTAAGGGCAATAGGTGGAGAAGAAAACGCTTATGCTGGGCTATTAAAAACAATGAGTGAACAAGTCGCTCCAATCTCGCCAATAAGCAGTAACATACTTTCACCATCCATAGCAATCTCAAACAATAAGAGTTGGTTTGGTGGGAAGATAGAACCGCAAAGACTTGAAAAGTTTTCACCTGGGTTAAGATACGATGAAAATACAACCGAAATAGCCAAATGGATAGGTGGCAAAATAAATTATTCACCTAAAAAAATTGACTATTTGCTAAATGCTTATTCTGGTGTGATTGGCGATTTTGCTATGCCACTAACAACACCAAAGGCAGAATCAAATCCGTTTGCAAAAGCATTCACTATTGACAGTGTCACAAGTAATAAAGTAACCCAACAGTTTTATGATAAAAAAGATGAAATATACTATGCAAAAAATGATTCCGATGGACAAGATGCAAATGATATTCTATACAGATATATGACTAAGCAAAATAGTATGGCTTCCGATTTATACAGCGAAATACGAATAATTGAAAATAGTTCGGAAAGCGACCAAATGAAAAAAGCTAAAGTTAAAACCATAAAAAGCCTAATCAATGGAATTGAACAAACAGCACTTGACTCGCTTTCAGAAGTTGAAAAAGCCACAGAAGAATTATCCGTAAGTTACAAAGACACCGATGATCTTTACAGAGAAGTCAATAAAAAGGTTTTCGGTTCTGAATATGCTTTAAAACTATACAACAAAGATATTTACGCAAAAGCACAAAAACAAATATCAAATGGTATAAGCTATAACCAGTTTTACGATGGCTATTTTGCACAGAAAAAAGCATCTTCTAATATTGGAAAGGCTCTTGCCTTGCAGAATAAAAGCATAAATAATATGTACAGCACTTTTGAAATTAGTAAAACTAGTACGGACATCGCAACAGCACTTAAAAAAAGTGGTCTTGGCGGTAAATACAATTCGACCTATGAAACACTAAAAGGCTTTACTGGTTCGGAAGTTAAAAAGAGAATGATTGACAAGGCAAACCCTGGATTGTCATACAACCAATTAGTTATCTTATATGAAGCCTTTGACATCTCACAAGGAGTTGGCAGATATGGGAGGCAGTTTAGTTAAGGGATCTTCGGATCCCTTTTTATTGGAGGAAATTATGAAATTAAACAATATGCCTTGCATAGTAGCAGATGACATTCTGCTGTTTGATCCCAATTCAGGACTGTCAAAGTGGGCTAATACAATTAGTGGCTCATTCACATACCCAAGCGGTCAAAAACCTTGCTCAATTATGATAAACAAAGGGGTGAATATTTATCCAGCTTCATGTCATGGTTGGTTGGGGTTCCCTGAAACTGTACTATACCGATACAAAGACGGTACATTCGGTATAGGCAGATTTATCAACGCTTCGGAAATACCTAATCGTTCAAATGTACTATGGGCTGTTGGCGGAATGGGATTACTTGACAAATATGCACCTTCTTCGGAAGGATTCAGCAAGTTTGTAAAGGATGGCAAGAGTTACGATTATTCAGATGTGACCAGATTAACGAATCATACATTGATAGGAGTAAAAAATAATAAAATTTACCTATGTTACGTTAAGAATATGACAGGTTCACAAGGCAACGAATATGCCAAACAATGTGGATTTGAAAAAGCAGTTTGGCTTGACGGAGGTCATATTGCAGCAATTAACTCAACAGATATTAAAATAAACTTAAGCACTGTTCAAGGCTATGGAATACAAGGAATAGGAGCACCAATGACAACAACAAAGAAAAAGATAATACTTGATGCAGGACATAGCGCTAAAACTGCGGGCAAAATGTCACCAGACGGAACATACCATGAATATGAGTTTAACCTGGATATTGTTAACCGTATGCTTAAACTACTCATACAATACCCCTGTGAGGCTCTACTGGTCGATTACAGCAACGCAAATGCAACAACCGAACTAGTTGCCCTAATCAAGAAAATAAACGCTGAAAAGGGCGATATATGCGTATCAATTCACTCTAACGCTTACGGAACAGATTTTAACAGTGCAAACGGGTGGGAAATATTCGACTATAAATTATCAGGCGAAGGGCAGAAACTTGCCAAAGCAATACACAATGAGATGCCAGTACTTGGGTTAACTGACAGAGGTATTAAAGATGGCTCACATTTAGCAATGGTTCGAGATACAACAATGGCTTGTGTATTGATTGAAACAGGATTTCACACAAATCAAAGCGATCTTGCAAGGTTAAAATCATCATCGTTCAGAGATTTGGTTGCAAAAACCTACGTGAAAGGTATTTTAAACTACCTTAACATCCCATATATAAAAGAACCAACAATTGTCAAGGAACCTGAACCAGCGACAGAAGTTGGAACATTGTACAGAGTTATTGAGCAACACGCTTCATTTACAACAAGAAGCGGTGCGGAAAGAATGCTTGCAGATTTAAAAAATCAAGGCAAGTATGTATGGATAGAGGAGAAAATTAAATGAACGATTATATAACATGGGATTTATTGGCTGCATATGCAACCTTTGTAACAATAGTATTTATGGTAGTGGAATTCACAAAAGGGTTGCCATTTATCAAGGAACTGGAAACAAAGTACTATTCTGCGGCGGTGGCATTCATATTGATTTTATTGGTGCAGTTCCAAGCTGCAACATTTGTGCCGTTTGACATTGTACTGTACATCTTGACCTCAATATCAGTTTCACTTGGTGCAAACGGGCTGGCTAATTTTAATAAAACATTAAAGTAGGAGGTTGGTATGACAGCTGCAGTAAAAAAAGAAAACAAAGAATTATCTATGGACGGTATATATCAATTATTAGAATCAATAGTTGAGCGGCAAGATGACATCCGTACGGTTGAAGTAAAAAGGCTTGATGAACAGTTTAACAATATGAAACGTCAAGCAGAAGCAGAATCAGAAAGAAGGGATTCACTTAGAAAAGCGGACATTGACAATATTTTTAATGCTAATGAAAGAGCAATTAAACAGGCTGAAATACTAGCAAAACAAGTCGCTGATAATGCTGACGTACTACGAAAAGCGGTAGCTGAAACAGCTAGTGTAATAGCAATGCAATTACAGCAAATTACCAACTCATTAATAGAACGTATATCAGCAGTTGAAAAAGTACAATATGAAAATAAAGGAAGATCGGGTATATCAGCACCGTTGCTAATGCTAATAGCAGGGCTTGTCGGTGGACTAGTAGTGTTTATAGTTGAATTAGTAATAGTATAATAAATTAGAGGGAACTTCGGTTCCCTTACTTTTTTTTGCCAAAAACCCGAAAAATTATCAGCCAAACTACGGAAAAGTTTTACAGTTATAACCGAACAAAATTAATATTTGCGAAGTTTTGCGGTTGGCGCATTATTTGCGACAGTTGATTTATTCTCTTTTCTTTATGCTTAATCTTGTTCTGAAATAAAAACATAATTATTTTAAAAAAAAGTATTGCATTATGTTAAAATAGGTATATAGTAAAGATAGATAAAAGGTACGAGGTCAAAGCATATATTGCGGTTAGGTCATTAGTGGCATTTTGCGACGTGAGCCAAAAGACACGTATCGCCGTTATATGCTGATATTGTCAGCACTGATGATTCTAAAAAAAGATGAAATAACGGAAGGAGAGCCAATGAAAGAAGTTAAAATAAGCTATACAAGCAGAATGCCTGAATCTTTACTAACTAAAATTAAGATAAAGGCAGCTAAAGAAAAAACAACTATAAGCGCAATTATTAAT